CTACACAGGCAATTTCCGCGACAGCTGGGTCGCCATTCCAGTCGGTCAGGGTGCCTCCGGAACGGCAGGCGGCGACTACCCATACCAAATTTCAGATGTACCCAATCTGTCTTTGACCCGCCGTGAAGTCGGACGTGTCACAAAATTCACCATAGAAAACACACAACCGTACGCAGAGTACGCACTGGACTTAAAAGAAGGACGTTTCTATCCACCCGACGAGTTCGGTCCTATCAAAAAACCGGTAAACGAAGGCAGTCGTGCAAATGGACTAACAAAACGCGGCGACGTTAACCCAGGCATTGGCGACGCAAAGAGTACCGCCGAACTGGACTGGTATGTAAATTACATCAAGGGCGGTGGTCTGCAAAAAGCATTGACAGCCGGCGTAAAACTAGGCTTCAAAGCATGAACTACCAAGCAATCCGGGCATCAATCGAGAATCCGCTGCTTTCGGCGTTTGGCGCACTGGTGCCTGCTGTGCCGATCTACTTCGACAACATCACAGCTGTCCCGCCAAATACCACCACCGAGTACGTCCGGGTCAACATCACCTTCGGCATCACAAATGAACCAACGCTGACCAGCAGTGTGGACAATGCCCGTGGTGCCCTAATCATCCGTATCTTTACGGAAAAAGGCCGTGGTCCTGCCCGCAACCAGGTGCTGTTAACCACTGCCGTAAACGTGCTGGAGACACTTAACAACACCGCTAAGACAAACAGCGGCACCTTCATGCGTTTGGGTGAAATCAACGGACCCACGTTTTCTTCTACTGAAGAAAGCCCCCATTTCATGGGTCGAATTGACACCAGTTGGGTGGCGACAGTCCTTACCTGAAGACTGTTGCTATTCTGTTATAAGCCGGGCAGTGCCCGCCCCACTGTCCATCCTTTGGTAAGTCCCTATGGCCACCACTGTTCTGTCCGGCACGTCCGGCGCTCTGTATTACAAGCCCGCCGGCACCACCGGCACCTTCGGTGAAGCTGGCGTCAACGCCAGCACGGATGTCATCACCGTTGAGCCCTACCTGAACTTCAAGGTTGGCGATCCTGTTGTTTTCAGCATCTTCAACCCCCAGACGAATAGCACTGGCACCGGCACCCTGCCTGCTGGTATCACCGGCGGCACCACCTACTACGTGCTGAGCTACACCGCAGCTACTGGCGCCCTTACGGTGTCCGCTACTGCTGGTGGTGTGATTCTGCCGATCACCGATGACGGTACCGTCGCCGCCCCCAACGAGTTCAAGGTTGCCTACGCAGCTTTCGCCGCTGTGGGCCAAGTCCGCGACTGGAGCTTCGAAATCACCCGCGCCGAGATCGACGTCACCACGATCGGTCAAACCCCCGGCCAGTACGTGCCTTTCCGTAGCTTCATCGCCGGTTTTGCCGACGGCTCTGGCACCGCCACGGTCTACATGACCAATGAGGATGCCGCCCTGTCCAACCGGATGATCGAGGACGTGCTCCAGCGCCAGCAAACCGGTGCCGCTTTCAAGCTGTACACCGATCAGGTCTTCAGCGGTGGCACCCTGAGCGAAACGCTTAGCCGTTCGATCGCCTTCGATGCAGTGCTGACCTCGGCCAGCCTGAACATCAACCCGGACGACGCCCAGTCTGTGACTGTCAACTTCCGTCCGTCGGCCACCCCCACCTTCGACTTCGCCAAGTCCTGATAACTCGAAAGTTATCACCAACGGCCCCACCACAACGGTGGGGCTTTTTCATGGTTATTGCGTTACAGTAGAACGTAAATCAACAAGGTTTTATGCCTTCCTCGATTCCTGTCAGGGCGATTGACCGTCTTCGCAAGGCGGCAAACCTGGAACCCAACAAAAAGTCCGTCGAACTTTCCGACGGCACCACTTTCGAGATGTGGGTCAGCCCGCTGACCATGGCCGAGCGTGAACGCGCCCAAAAGCAGGCCAAGTCGGACGATGCCAACGCCTTCGCCCTCCAACTGCTGATCAGCAAGGCACTGGACGAAAACGGCGCCAAGCTGTTCGCCCCTGGCGAAATTGACGTGCTGAAGAACGAAGTCAAGGACAAGGACCTCCAGACCTTGATGCTGGCAATCCTCACCGACGACGCCGAGCCTATCGACCCAAAGCCCTAGCCGCCGAACTGCGTAAGGACAACTGGCTCATGCTGGAATTTGGCGTCGCCAAAGAGCTGGGCCTAAGTCTGACCACCGTTCGCACCACGTTTACCGCCGAAGAACTCCTCGGCTGGAGCGCCTACTTCAGCATCCTGAACGAGGACCAGCAAAAGGAAATCGACAAAGCCAAACGCCGCCGCTAACCCCGGCGGCTTTACACTAAGTAGACTGCTTTTACCGGGAATGAAATTGTGGCCGATTATCAAGCCAGGATAAATCTGCTTGTAACCGGCCAGAACAGGTTGCGTGACGTCCAGACGCAACTGCAGCAAATTGAACAAACCATTACAGACCTGGAACGCAGGCAACGTGTCGCTGGGGCAGCAGCCGGAAGAAGCCGCACACTTGCACGAGCTATCGGGGGCACAGAACAACCGCGTGGTCCTAGAGGACAATTGGCAGCAGATCCCAATAGACAACAACGTTTTGCGATTTTAGCCGCTCAAAGAAGAGGCGATGTTGAAGAAAGATTAAGCCGAATTTTAGGTGCCCGCGCAAGAGCAGAAGCAGACAGTATAAACACTCGTATAGCCGGGCAAAATAGAGTTAATAGACGAGTAGAAGCTCAGATTACTTTAGAATCTCGTCTTAATGCTGCCGTAGATTTATACCGTACAAACTTACAAAAATTTGAAAGAGCCGGCGGAACTACCAATGTTGCCTTAAACAGACAAGTCACAACTATTAGAGATGCTTTTGCGGCGTTTGAAGCCGGCGGTTCTCGTAATCTTCGTCTAGTTCGTTCGCTTGCGACAGAGCTAGGACGTGTAGGCGAAGCTCAACGAGAAATTAATCGTACACAATCTTTAGGTAGTAAAGGTTTTGAGGCTGGCCGTCGTTTACAAGAACGTTTAACTGTAGTAGGTCAAGCTGGAGTAACTGATCCAGCTCAAATTAGGCGTGTACGTTCTTTAGCTACAGAAGCTATTGCCGCATCTCGAACCGGGGATCAACAAGCCTACCAAGAGGCCATTCGTCGTGCAACGGCAGCTACAGCCCGCTTAGAGCGCGAATCATTAGAAACAGCACAAGCTTTAAATGCGGCTACTAAAGGTTACGCAAGTTCCCCGCTTAGGGGAACTGCAACTATGCCAGGTTCTCCGGCTTTTCTGGACGCACAAGCAAAACGAAGATCCGCTGTAAGGGGTCGTATAGGTGGCGCTTTCAGTGGTGCCGCTATAGGCGGTGCGTTCCCTCTGTTGTTTGGTCAAGGCGCTGGAGCAGCAGCCGGCGGTGCTGCCGGTGGTTTGATTGGTGGTTTATTTGGTCCTGGCGGTAGTTTCGCCGGTTCTTTGCTTGGCACCCTTATAGGCGACATCGCTTCCAAGGGCAATGTCGTGAAAAAACTAGGCGAAGATATTGGCTTTTCGGCGCAGCAAACAAAAATTCTCGAAACAGCTTTCAAACAAGCCGGCGGCGAATTTGACAAATTTGAAGCATCCGTTCAAAACATTCGTGGTTTAAGTCTTGAGATCGAAGATCAAGCAAATGCCATTAGGCTTGTAAGTACGCTAACTGAAAAATACGGGGGTGAAATAGATAAAACTACTAACGCATACACATCGGCTATTGAAGCAGGTAAAGTAACGCAAGCTACTCTTAATCAACTTACAAATCAAGGTATCCCTATTCAGCAAGCCCTTGCTGACAAGTACAAAGTTAGCCGCAGTGAATTACTGCAGATGGCTAAAGACGGTAAAATTTCTGTTCAAGACCTTTCAGACACACTTGTAGACCTAGGTAATAAAGGTGTAAGCACTACCGAAAAAACTAAAACAGGTTTTGATAATTTAGTTGCAGCCACCAACAATGTAGGTACAGCTTTATCAAGATTAGGGGGAATTATTGTAAGTTCTCTGCAAGGGCCCTTAGATTGGTTAAGTAATCGTTTGGCTAGTATTGTAGATGCCGCTGCACGCGGCATCAGTCGTATAAACGATTTACTTGCTGGTGGAAAACAGGCTCAAGCTAATATCCAAGCAGCAGCAGGAGCCCAAACACTTACCCGCAATAAATTTGGAGCACGTGCTGCAAATCCTTTCGATAAAGAAGTGCAGGCTTTTAGAACTGCACAAGAAAAAGACATATACAGACGCCTTACGGGTACCAAGCTCGGTCCTGATTCTTCCGAAGCACGCCCACCTCTTCAAAAAATAACTATTCCGGGTCAACTACCGCCGTCCGGTGGCGGCGGTGGGGGTAAGTCAGCAGCGGATAAAGCCGCCCGAGATGCCCAACGCGCTGCTGAAGAAAAACAACGTCTGGACGCTTTACTAAAGCAACTCCAAGAAGAGATTCGAATTCGTACCGAAACTATAGGCCTAGAAAAAAGTTTAGTCGAGGCACGTGCCGACCAGAACGATCAGCTAGAAGCACAAATACAGTCCAGTATCCGTTTACTGGATATTGGTAGTAAGCAGGCTGTTGTACAGAAAAATTTCGAGGCGGGCAAAATTGGACGTGCCGAGTACACACTGCGTCTGCAGCTACTGGAACTGGATAGAACTGAAGATCAAATTAAATACGAAGAAGACCTTAATCGTATATTCAAAGAACGTTACGGTATCACAGACGCTATTGCACGTCTAGCGCGAGAATCCCGTGCTGCCGCATTTGGAGGCACGGGTGCTACCGGTACATTTAGAACAGACCTAAATCTGATGCCGGGTTTGACCAACGGACCACTAGGCGAAGAGTACGAAACAGTTAAACTTCAACTAGAAGAATTACTAAAAGTTGAAAATCAAGTTATCAGTGCCGCCGACACTATTGGACAGGCTTTCAGTAATTCGTTTAAGGGTGTTATCGACGGCAGTTTGTCCGCACAAGAAGCTTTAGCCGGTTTCTTCAGCTCTGTTGCTGATGCCTTTGCCGACATGGTGGCGCAGATGATATCGCAATGGATAAAAATGCAGATAATTGGATTGGCGCAAAGTCTACTTCCGGGCGGCAGCACTGTTTTCCCTCAAGGCGTAGGTAATTTTTCTGGTGCTTTTGGGCCTGCCAGTTCCGTTTCGTTTAACCCCGGAGCGGCCTTCGGTGGTTTTATGGCCAACGGTGGTTCTGTATCCGGCGGTCAAAGCTACATCGTGGGCGAGCGTGGCCCCGAGTTGTTCGTGCCAGGTCGCAGCGGCACCATCGTGCCCAACGACAAGATGGGTGGCGGTAGCACCAACGTGGTGGTAAACGTCGATGCCAAAGGCAGTAGCGTGGCTGGTGATGAGCAAGGCGCCAATCAGCTTGGCCGTGTCATCAGTGCTGCGGTACAGTCAGAGTTGATTAAACAACAGCGGCCCGGCGGTCTTCTCGCACGCTAATGGCTACGTTCCCCGACTACAAACCACGCGTTGGCGCCAGCAAGAACAGTGCACCCAAGGTGCGCTCCACGCGCTTTGGTGATGGCTACGAGCAGCGTGTGCAGTTTGGCCTCAATCAAGACCCCAAGGAATGGACACTGGAGTGGAACGTAACCGAGGAAGTATCCGACGAAATCGAAACGTTCCTTGAAGCACGCGCAGGCACTGAATCATTTGACTGGACGCCACCTGATACCAGCACCAGTTACAAGTGGGTGTGCAGTGAGTGGCAAAAGACAATCGAGGAACCATTCCGCGCTGTCATCCGCGCCACCTTCCGGCAAGTGTATGAACCATGAGCGCACCTGCACTGTGGCAAGCTAGTTACGCCTACAACGTCGGGGATGTTGTTCAGGCAACGATCCCACCAGCTAGTGGCTTCTTCTTCCGTTGCACAGTTGCTGGAACGACAAGTGCTGTCGAGCCATTTTGGCCAACAACAATCGGCAATGTCACGGTTGATGGCACCGTCACATGGATGGCGGTCACCATTTTGTCGGGTGATTTCCAGACAGCAAACCCCAGTGCAATCATTGAACTGTTTGAGCTGGAATTGATCCCAGCTATCCACGGCAGCGATGAGATCTATCGCTTCCACCCTGGTACCAATTTAGTCAACAACGGTGATGTTATCTGGCGCGGCAATAGTTATTTAAAGTTTCCGATTGAAGCGGACGGGTTTGAATACAGCGGACAGGGCTCACTGCCACGACCAAAGATTCGCGTCAGTAATATCTTCGGCACCGTTACGGCAATTATCCTCAGCTTGCCAGTTGGCTTGGAAGGCGCAAAGGTCACGCGCATTCGCACGCTGGCCAAGTATCTCGACGCGGCTAACTACCCAGTTAGCGGCGACATCCTGCTGCTTGAGGATGGCGATGCATTGCTGCTCGAAGATGGCGGCAGTTTCCTGCTGGAGCCAATCAATCCCAACGAAGATGGCAGCGCCGAGTTCCCGCGTGAGATTTATTACATCGACCGCAAGAGTGCCGAAGGCCGCAGCCTTGTTGAATTTGAACTTGCCGCCAGCTTTGACCTTGCTGGTGTGCGGGCACCCAAGCGGCAGTGCATCGCCAACCTATGCCCATGGACATACCGCTCAGCCGAATGCGGTTACACTGGCACCAACTATTTTGATGCGGCAGACCAGCCAGTGCTGAGCGCATCTGGTGACGTATGCGGCAAGCGGCTCAATAGCTGCCACCTGCGCTTTGGGCAGAATGCTGAACTACCGTTTGGCGGCTTCCCAGGCGTTGGTACATTCAGCGGAGGACCATGAACTGGCGCGACGCAGCATTGGATCACGCCAAAGCGGAACACCCCCGCGAGGCCTGTGGGTTGCTGGTGGTCATCAAAGGCCGCGAGCACTACATCCCCTGTCGCAATCAAGCGGCAACACCAGACCAGATGTTTGTGCTGTCAACCGAGGACTATGCCGCCGCCGAGGACCAAGGCGAGGTGTTGGCTATTGTCCACAGCCACCCGAGTACACCGCCGCAACCATCACCGGCAGATCGCACCGCCTGCGGGGCCAGTGGTCTGCCGTGGTATATCGTCAACCCCAACCTCGAAACATGGGGCGAATGCAAGCCATGCGGGTACAAGGCACCACTGATTGGCCGCGAGTGGGTGTGGGCAGTGCATGACTGCTGGACACTGGCGCGTGACTGGTATGCCGAGCAAGGCATCAAGTTACGCGACTGGGAACGGTGCACCAACCCAGAAGACTTTCAGGCCAAACCGTATTTTGATGATCGCTGGAAGGCGACCGGCTTCCGTGAGTTGCTGCCCGATGAAGAACTGGAAAAAGGCGACTTGCTGTTCATGAGCATCAGCAGCCCCGGCCTCAACCACTGCGCCGTCTACCTAGGCGATCAGATGATGCTTCACCATCTGCAGGGACGGTTGTCATCTAGGGATATCCTTGGAGGTTGGGCCCTAAAATGCGTAGGAAGGAGGTTGCGT